TTGTAGGTGTTGGCGTGGCCGCCTCGCCCATTCCTTTGGCCTCCAAGCCCATTGTGGCTAACGTTGCGCCAGACATCATTGAGGCACTCTCAATTGAAGTTGCACGTCGCATGGGTGTTCTCCCCGGAAAAACCGTAACCAAGCCCAAGCGACGACGTAAGGATCCAAAGATGGCAAAGGCCCTCCGACAATCCAATGCGCGCTTCCGCAAGAAGAATGGGGCTATGCGCGCAGGTGCAACGCAAGCAAAGATAATGGCGTACGCTCACAAACTACGGAGGAAGATGTAATGCAACGTAGAAGCAAGGTTCGTACTCTAAGGGGAACCGTGGAATTTCCGGCACGTGCTGGAACTGCTCCTCCGAACACCGGACGCCGCCAACTGATTCTTGATGATGGACGTATCAACGTCGGATACAGAATTATTGATTTTCGCATTTGGAACTCTGATATGATCGGGAGTGTTCATTCATTCGCAAGCCAAGCGCACCTTTCTATGGGCCTTGAGGCTACTTCTGCGCTACCTTTGGCCTCTGATAATCGGGAAATCGCTTGGGCATCATTCAACACACTTACCTCTGGGACATTGTATGACTTCCGATTAGTTGACCCGGACCACATTGTTGTACGAGATTTGTTCCTAATTTTCCCGCAAGTTGACAATACAATAGAGTCAACAGTGAACTACTACATCCTGATGGAAGAATATGACATCACAGATCAGGAAGCAATCATTTCAATCATCAAAGAAGAATCTCAAGACGTTGACAACTGAGCGCATTTCCGTTTTCTAACTGAAGCTTCGTTTTATTTTGACTGTTTTCCGGAAAGGTTGTCGAAGTAATCGTCGATCAAAACTCGTATGCTTTGAGGACAGTCCTCACGAAGCCTCAAAACAAGCATGATCTGTCTTGTTGGTAGGTCTGAGGGGGAATATTCCTCCTTTTCGTCTAGATACTTGTTCACGGCTCGTGTAACAGTGCGCGATTGATTGCGTTCGCTCTTCAATTTCATAGCAGTGGCCACGGGAATTGAGAATGTTCGATTAATGTTCATTGCCCCACGTCCTGATCCGCGGTAGAATTTGGGTTGCACATTGCGCAAGAAACGACAGTTGAGTAGTTGTATTCACAATCCTCAGCATACAAACCAGAATGTTTTCTAATTCCGACATCAAGAATTTGTTGCTCCATCAACACATAATACATTCTTACTTCGATCATTCGTGCTTGGCAGTAAAACGGGCGGCTACATCGGGTGCATTTGACACACATAGTATTGCGTTTGGTCGTTTACTTATGTAAGTAACTCAAGATATGGCTATGGATCGGCATATTCGTGGTACTGCGTACCACTACACTGCCACAACCGGCATAGATTAAGGGTGCAACGGAATGCACTACTACTATAACCTGTCCCCGACGGACCATAGAACATGGCTAGAACAGACAGTTTCTTTATCCGAGCAACCACCCTCACAGACGCATTAAATTTCAACCAAGCCGCCATTGACCTAGGATCATATGTCGATGCACTAGGCAAATCGGTCCTTCGCATCCACAACATTTCCGTTCAATATGGCGTTCCTAACGGTGCATACGCAGGTGCTCCTAACTCCTCAACGAGTTCATCCTTCCAACTCACCACACAAAGTCAAACCGACTTGGTAGCCATCTCCAACCGTTCGTTGATTTCATCTGGTACGTTGTCAATCGCCACAGGTGCTACCGAAGTGGTGATGATGGACTCTAGCCTAGATGTCGGCCCTCAACATTGGACTGACGGCTATCTCATCGCAGTTGAGCAACTCTACCTCGGCGTGGACCAAACCTTCGATCACGTATCCCAAGTTTCCATTGTTTTGGAATGCACTGTGGAAACCATGACCCAAGCAGCAGCCATGGCACTTGCCCTTTCCCAACAATGAGGTGCTGACCTATGCCAACCGACGCAGAACGTGCCGAGGCACTACGTGCCGCCGCTGACTACCTTGTAGGTGTTGGCGTGGCCGCCTCGCCCATTCCTTTGGCCTCCAAGCCCATTGTGGCTAACGTTGCGCCAGACATCATTGAGGCACTCTCAATTGAAGTTGCACGTCGCATGGGTGTTCTCCCCGG